ATCCTTAAAGCAATAGAAGGCGATATGGCTGCTTTGAAAGAGATCGGCGATAGATTAGAAGGCAAGCCTGTACAATCTATAGAACAAACAACTGAGCTTCATGCTGATGTAGAAGTCTACGCATGGCAAGAATAGAGATCCCATATAGACCACGTGAAGCCTTCATGCCATTGCATGATAGTGATAAGCGCTGGAGAGTTGTAGTAGCCCATAGACGGGCAGGCAAAACTGTTGCTTGTGTAAACAACTTGATCCGTGACGCTGTTAGATCTAAACGTAAAGACTTTCGTGGTGCTTACATTGCCCCATTCTACAAACAGGCTAAGTCTGTTGCATGGGATTACTTCAAATACTTTACAAGGGTTATTGATGGCATTACGGTCAATGAGTCAGAACTTCGTATTGATTTTAAGAACGGCAGTAGAATACAGTTGTATGGCGCTGACAATGCTGATTCTCTCCGTGGTCTTTACTTTGATTCTATTATCTGCGATGAGTATGGTGATTGGCGAGGAAATGTATTTCAGTACGTTATACGTCCTGCGTTGGCTGACAGACAAGGTAAAGCAATCATTATTGGTACGCCTAAAGGCCGTAACCAGTTTTGGGAAGTATATGATAGAGCGACTTCAAACGATGAGTGGCTTGCGCTAAAGGTATCTGCTGACACTTCAGGGATCTTACCTAAAGCTGAGATGGATTCACTGATGCAAGAGTTATCAGAGGATGCTTGGCGGCAAGAGATGCTATGTGACTTTGATGCTGCATTGCCTGGTGCTATCTGGGGTCGTGAGTTATATCAAGCAGAACAAGATGGCAGGATTACAGGGGTTGAGTACGATGATTTCGCTGATGTATATACAGCTTGGGATTTGGGCTACTCTGATGATACAGCTATTTGGTTCTACCAAGTCATACATGGTGAAGTGCATTTCATTGACTTCTATAGTGCTTCTGGCAAGTCTATTGAGCATTATGCTGCTCACGTATTGAGTAAACCTTACAGGTATAAGACTCACTTCTTACCACATGATGCTAGAGCAAAGACATTAGCTTCTGGTGGTAAATCAGTCATTGAGATGTTAGCCGAACACTTGAGCATAACTAAAATGGCAATCACTCCTAGCTTATCTATGCAAGATGGTATTCAAGCCACTCGTATGATGATGCCTAGAGCATGGTTTGACAAAGAGCGTTGCCATGATGGCCTAGAAGCCATTAAGCAATATCAGCGTGAATGGGATGATGACAAGAAAATGTTTAGGGATAAGCCTAGACACGATTGGACTTCTCATGCTGCTGACTCTATGCGCTATGCTGCAATTAACTGGAAAGAAGAAGTTAAACCAGTTGTTGAAGATAAACCAATTAGAGGCATTATGGTCGGTCAGACTGATGTTACTCTCGATGAACTATGGGCTGCACAGCCTAAACAAAAAATGAAAAGGATTTAATTATGTCAGGTATTGCAACTCAAGTCGGTGGGTATAAGTTAATCTCAGCCACAGGTAATGTTTCACCTATCTCTAAAAAGATGTTAGGTATTTTTGTATCTGCTTCATCAAGCGGTACAGTAACTATCTATGATTCAGCTACAACTACGACTACGACTAAAGTAATTGACACTGTTACATTGACTGCTGGCACATGGTATCCAATCCCTGTTGCCTTTGCTTCAGGTATTTACATTGTTGTTGGTGGCACATTAAGCGCAACTGTCGTTTACGCATAAGGATAACTCATGGCTAAAGTTTCAGAAATAACATCAGAGGTACAAACGTACCTTGATATGTTTAGCCAATACGATAAAGAGTTTGCTAAATGGGAAGGTCGTGTAGAGAAGATTCTCAAGCGCTACCGTGATGATCGTACAACAACTACGGCTCAATCTCACTACAATATCTTATGGGCTAACGTACAGACATTAAAGGCTGCAACCTTTAGCCGTATGCCTAAACCTGATGTATCACGTAGGTTTAAGGACAACGATCCTGTAGCTCGTGTTGCGTCTATGCTATTAGAACGTGCATTAGACTTTGAGATTACACACTCAGAGGACTTCTCACAATCATTGACAGCTTGCGTATATGATCGCTTCTTAGGTGGTCGTGGTACTACATGGATTCGTTACGAGCCTGTCATTGAATCAGCTCAGTTCCAAATATCAGAAACAGAAGAAGATACAGAGTCTGAAGGTGAATACCTAGACATTGAGCAAGCTCCTGTTGATTACGTACATTGGCGTGACTTTGGTCATTGCTATGGTCGTACATGGGCTGAAGTAAACTGCGTATGGCGCAGAGTATATTTGAACCGTGAAGCTTTGAAAGAACGCTTCCCTGAAGAACAGTTCGATATGCTATGGAAGCAAATTCCATTAGACGCTTCACCTGATGAGCCTCGCTCAAAAATGACAGAAGGCACAGTCAAGCAAGCTCTTATCTATGAAGTATGGGATAGAGAGAAGAAGTGCGTATATTGGATTAGCAAGTCAATGGGTAAAATCCTTGACAAGCGTCAAGATCCATTGGAGTTGGAAGAATTCTTCCCATGTCCAGAGCCTATCTACTCTACATTGACTAATGAATCATTAGTTCCTGTACCTGACTTCACACTATATCAAGACCAAGCTAACGAATTAGATACATTATCTGATCGTATTAAAGGCTTAGTGGATGCGTTGAAGGTTCGTGGCTTCTATGATGCTGCTAACCCTGACTTAAACCGTCTATTCACTGAAGGTGATAACAATACGCTTATCCCTGTGAAGAACTACGCAGCCTTTGCTGAAAAAGGTGGCTTGGGTGGTGCAGTTACATTCGTTGACTTACAACCTATTGCTGCTGCATTAAACATGGCTTATCAAGCTATGGGTCAAGTTAAGCAACAAATCTATGACATCACAGGTATCTCTGACATTATTCGTGGTGCTTCTGTAGCTTCTGAAACAGCTACTGCACAGCAAATCAAAGGTCAGTATGCTACATTGCGTTTAAAGACTTACCAAGATGAAGTAGCTCGCTTTGCTTCACAAATCTTACGTATTAAAGCACAGATTATCTGCCAACACTTCCAACCTGAAACCATTATGAAAATTGGTGGTGCAGAGTTGTTAAGCGATACAGACAAACAGTTAATTCCTCAAGCTATGGAGTTGTTAAAAGACAATCCTATGCGTACATTCCGTGTAGAGGTAGCAACTGACTCTATGCTATACGCTGATGAAGCTCAAGAGAAGGCTGATCGTGTTGAGTTCTTACAAGCTACAAGCTCATTCCTTGAGAAAGCTATTCAAGGCGCACAACAAGTTCCTGAGATGACACCGTTATTGATGGACTTATTGAAGTTTGGTGTTCAAGGCTTCCGTGTTGGTCGTACGCTTGAAGGTGAGTTTGATACGTTTGCTGACCAAGAGAAAGAGAAACAAGCTCAATCAAAAGGTCAACCTAAACAACCTTCACCTGACGAGATTAAAGCACAAGCTGAAGCTCAAAAAATGCAGATGGAAGCTCAACTTGAGCAAATGCGTATGCAACTTGATCAACAGAAACTTGAGTTTGAAAAATACAAAGCTGATTTGGATAATCAAACTAAGGTCGTTGTTGCAGAGATTGCGGCTAAGACTGACCTACACCTCAAGTCACTTGATATTAATGCGTCTAGAGAGCAAGAAACGCTTACAGACATCAGTGCTGGTGGCATAGAACAGCCTACTTCTGCATTGTCAGGATTAGTTGAAGCAATTAACAACAATATGGCTTCTATGGTTGCTACTCAAGCACAACATAATCAAGACATCTTGATGCAACAACAAATGGCACACCAAAACTTGGTAGCTCAATTAACTAAACCTAAACAAGTGGTGCGTGGCGCAGACGGTAAAATCATCGGAGTTCAATAATGGCCTTAGTTCTAGCAGATAGAGTATTAGAAACAACGCCAGTAATGGGCTTGAATGATGCTAACTTGTCTGGCGCACAAACTAACTACCAACCATTTAGCGTTATTGGTGGCGGCAACACTACTTACTACACTATTGTAGACAATACTAACAACGAATGGGAAGTTGGTATTGGTACTTATGTACTTGCTGGCAACTACATCTCTCGTGATACCGTGTTGTCATCATCTAATGGTGGTGCAAAGGTTTACTTTGGCAGTGGTGATAAGGATATTTTCCTAGACTTACCTTCTGAAGAAGTATTGCTATCTGCTGGTGATGTTAATGGTCCAGCTTCTGCTGTAGCTAACAACTTTGCTGCGTTTAACATGACTACAGGCAAGTTGATTAAAGATAGTGGCTATAACGCTTCTAGCTTTGCAACTGCTGCTCAAGGTGCGTTAGCTGATACTGCTGTGC